ACCACACTTGAATTAAACATAGTATTAATGAGAGCAGTACCTGGATTCCCCGAAGGTTGTCCACGAACAATGTTCACAACTGTGTTGCCAAACAATTGGAAGGATGAGACAATATCTCTCCACACAATTGACGACAATTGAGATTGTTCTGGTGTTCGTTGATATTGACTCTCAATAAAACTATGGATAGCCCATAGGATATCTGTGCTTAGTGTGCCATCAAAATTAGAATAATCACCCGCAATGAAACTTTTCGTCCCAGGATGAGCTACTCCAGCAAATTGTGACACTAAATAATCCCATTCTGATGAATAGGGATTCACTCCCACAAGGGAGGTGTTGGTGATCCTATTTTCCATAATGTTTGCAAACAAATCCAAATAACATTGTCTGAAAAGTATGACATAATGAAGAGGTGCTGCAGCAAAACTTCGAGTTTTGCCAGCATCAACCTTTTCTATGACACGCAATTCATCCTTTGCATTTGAAATATAGAAACAGGGTGGACGGATATTCTCTTTGGCAAGTTGTTTATATTGATCAAGAAGCTCTAATAGTAGAGGATGATCGTATATAAAATCATCACCATTTCCAAGAAAATCTCGTTTACCCTTTTTCTTTGTATGCAAAACAAATGGATATCCAGCACTACTAGATCGATTTATAGCGCGGATATACGGATGACCCTCTATCCCACGAATAGCGACTTCATGAGATAGGAATTGGACGCGTCGCGTCGGCCGAAAGACTTCGTGCATATACAAAGAAGTTAACTGTGACTGCCAATCAGTAAGACCAATTGACGGAGTTGTGTATTTCTTCATTGCTTTATTGACGACATGTTCGCCCGACTCGAGGATACCCAAACGAGCTGGTTTCTTTGTAGTGATCATAACTTCATTATGCAGAATTGATGGACCAATACGAGTGCGACTATTAGTGTAAATTGACGATTCAACTACATCTACTCTCCTGAAACTTGTATCCAGATAAGTGTGGAAAGGTTTCTGATACATAAGAGCAGACGGAGCAAAATATGCATGTCTCTTCACATCTAAACTCGCAATGATCTCGCTTGTTATCAATTGTGCATAGCTACGATCATTACAAGGGTAACCAGCCATATGAATACCCAAAATTCGACCACCATTTGATGGCGTGTTGCATATAACGACACTACCGCAATATCCGGGCACACTGCACATTGGATATTCGATAGTATTATAATGAGCGTCCAACTCACCATCTTCGTTATATGTAACAAGGGGATCATCCATGACCCTAATGACCTTTGTGTGTTGCACTTCCATATACCAGGCGGCCTTACCTGTATATTGGAGCCGTTCGTTCTCCACAAACTGTCCATTGTACTCACAAGTTACAACCATAATCTTCTCACCTTCTATAGCACTCATTTCTGACTGACTTAAGAAATTGGAAAGATTCTGGCCGTATTTTGTGAGATCGACGCACCCTGAGACATTGGTTCCAAAATCTAAGCAAATAACATCGTAGTGTTGATCCTTTTCACCTTCATGAACGAATGTAGTTACTTCGACTTTCTTTGCAGAGATTGAAAGTTTAGTCTCAAAAACATTGTACAGATGGAACTGACCTCGCGCATACTCATCATAGCTAGAAACTCCTTCTAAAAGATGTCTATTAACCATGAATAATCCAGATCGAATAAAGAAACCTCGCAACATTGCGATGCGTGTTTCTCCGTCCTTCCTGAATTCGTATTGTATGAGGAAAGCATTACTGCACAATAGTTTCAAAATGGCAAACGCACGTCCAGAATCTAATTCTTTAAGTGGAGTGTTTGCAAGTACTTGCGCTTCATACCGTATCTTCTCATCAGCTTGCTGACGGGGAAAAAGCGGTTTGGACGCTATGGGCTTGTCTTTTTGCGGACCTTTCGGTTTTTGC